CGTGCCTAGATCATTCGCCATGCGGCCATAAGCGCTTTCAAGGTTCTTGTATGATTCGACGACATCCTTAAGGGATTTCCCTTCAAATTTGGTCCCGCGTAAAGGGTCGTCATTATCATCCGGCTGGTGGTCTTGCGATACATCATCATTCTTGCCGGCCGCCTGGGTCATTGCCTCGGACAATGATTTCTCCAGATCGTTCAAGTCTCCAACATCGTTATCAGGTTCGACTAACTGAGTCATGTAAAATACCTCACCATCATTAGATTACGGGAGTAAAGAAATGGCATCTAGCTGCCGGGGGCGCGGCCGTAATCACCGTGCTCCCTTTTGGACTTTGCTTCGATTGCCTGTTGTTGCTTATGACTCTTCTCGAAGTGATCGATAAATTCTGGTCCGGCATTCGGGCCCATGGCCATGCCTTGCCAGTCGAGCTTCGGTGGAGTCAGCCACACACGTTTTGCTGTACCACCACATTGAGGGCATTGCTGTATGTCCGTACCGGACTCACAGTGCAACTCAAATGTATGAGCACATTCATTACAACGGAAGTCGTAAAACACTTTAGCCAAAATCTTCACCAAAAGAATTTTGCGCTTCCTTTGCTTCTCTAGCCTGATTTGCTGCTTCCGCAAATTGGGCTTCATATGCTGCCTCAAACTTAAGGATGCCGTTTAGGACGTTTAGCTCGCCCCGGGCTATCCTGTTCTCAGCAAAACTATCCGCTGCGATAGCACGATTTACAGCCAGTGCTCTCTGTCTGAGCATTTCTGACTTGAAAAAGTTCCATCCTTCGGAGTTAAACAAATCTGAGAGAGCCTTATATTCCTCTCTCTGCTGGTCGTTCAGGTACTTCAAATCTACTGCCATGATAATTCCCCACTATTTGCTACCCTTTGTAGGCATGCGCCTAACTTTCTCTCTGTCGATCTCTAGCCTCTCACGGGCTATCTGATTCTGCTCTCGGAATGTTCCCAGCTCTTCACGCTGCAAGTCAATGCGAGCATCTTCCTGGACAACCTTCTTTTCCTCAACTGCAGCCTGACGGTTAGCCTTCTCAGCCTCGCCGAGAAGTTTACGGATCTCAGCCAGAATCTTCTGATTCTCGAGCAGCACTTTCTCTGTCTCTGCCTTGATCTTCTCGAACTCCATTTCCTGAAGCTGCTTCTGCTTCTGCTGTTCCTCCTCACTCGGAGGCTGCAGTGCCTGGTCAATAGCCGCCTTGATCTGATCCTTGTTAGCCACGGCAGAGTTATCTATGATGCCCTGCACCAATGTCAGTCCTACATTTGCGAACTGCTCAGGGAGCATGCCCAGTAGCTGGGTAAGCTGCATTGCCTCAACCTCCCGTGCGACAATGCCCATCGTGGCAATGACGCGGAAGTTGACATCCTCTTTGTAGCGCAGCGGATCGAACTGCATGTATCGCCACATGCCCTTCTGTATGAGCGGGGACACAAGATTACGATCCACATTGTTAATCGCCCTCTTTGAGCGCTTAACGAATGCGCCCATGGCCGCAGACTGTCCAGTGGCAGCTTGGCCGCCGGATGCAGATGCCTTGTTGAGCACTGACGCAGTATCAAAGGCGCCAGTACCCATCTCCACCATACGCTCCATCTCCTGCGTCTGATTAAAGGTAGCCCCGTTAATCTGACCGAGCTGCAGCGGCATGAGGACTTCTCCGGGCGGACCATTTGTAGGCCAAACCTTCCCGGGTGCCACCTCGAGGCGGAAGCCCCGGGGCATACGTCCTGCGTCCACGCCGATCATAGGGGCTGACAGGTAGCCAAGGGAATCAATGCGGCTGCGTAGCTCTGCATCCAGAGCCTTCTGGGGATTGTACCCCTTCTCGCAGACACCTCGGCCCCAGAACCTTCCAGGAACCTTTTCCCACTGGAATGCGGTAAAGCAGCGATCCTTCATCTTGAAAGGATTAGGCATAGCTCTGAGTAGTATGGAACCATTAGCAATCGTCACAATGGCCTCGATCAGGTCATCATCCATCGATGCTTCGCCCTCATCTGCATCCTCACTGAGGGACTCAAGGATTTCATCCAGAGCTGACTTGTCACCCTTGGTTACATCATCATTTAGCAGCTTAAGGGGAACTCTGCCATGGTACTCGCATATCGATACAGTCTCGCTATCATTATCTGCCATGGAGGCAGGATCTTCTGGGAAGTCGATATCGTCATGCTCATCAGACTTTGCACTTGCAGTCAGTTCACCTAGAGCATCCTCACGGTAGGTTCCGGCCTGGATCCTCTCCAGAACAACGTGCAGCGGGACATCCACCTCGTGCGCCATCCCCAGCATTTCGTCCACAGTGCGGCCTGCAGGATCCGGTACAAACTGATCCGGGCGCACAGCCTCGTAGCTGACGCAAACGTATTCCTTCTCTTCAACTTCCATCTTCATTTCAGAGTTACGCTTGGGCTTCTTGCCCATCCGTACCTCAACATTCGTTTTTACGATGCCAGTACCAAACAGGGCTGCATTCAACACTGCCTCTGATACGGCATCCTTGATACTACCCTTCTCCAGATCTACCCGGAGCATATCCCTCTGCTGCTCTGCAACAGATTTGAGATCCATGGGAGTATCGGATGCAATGTCAAACCAGACATCCTTTGAGAACAGGGCTTCCTCAACCTCGGAGACAGACATCTCGACTGCCTGCGCCAGTGCGGGTGCGATCAACCTGGATCGCTCAGACATCCTGTTCCTGTCCTGTGGGGACCACTGTCCACGCCACATACGCCAGTACTCAGCCCAGATGGCCCGATAACCCTGGTTCCTGTGGTCCCTCCACTTTTGAACTCGCTCAATGATCCAAGGTACTAATTCACCAGTGCGCTGGACTGGCCCATCATAACCTTCCGGGCTATCTACAAGAATCTCATGTCCCTGCGTTTTGATATAAGCCATTTGTTAGTATCCTGAAATCATATCTAATGGTTCCCATTCGGGATAGTCTGATGCGTCCACATACACAGTTGGGACCAACTGATCAACATACGCTACTGCATCAAGACCATCATCGTGCGCCAGCGGATCTGGGAAATCAGCAGCCTGATCAAGCCACCACTGGTTCCAGTCGCCCTGTACTAGCCGTATCCTGCCACGCTCGGCCCTACCCTGCAGCGCCCATTGGATACGATCAGTTTTCTTCGTCTGTCCGTGCGTCATTGGCGTAGGTGTAAAGAACCTGCCAAATTCCCGCATGTAATCCTCTAGGTAGGGCAATACGGCATTCATCAATGCGCCACGCTCTATGCCCAGTCTGCATCCGGGATTAGATGAGCAAGTGCGGACTATGCGCAATGCAGTCTCCCGGGTGTCCCAGTGTCCATGCTGGATGTTCAGGATATCCCACCCACCCTCATGCACCAGAGTTGTCGCAATGACAGATTCATCACTGCGCATAATTTTGCGGCCATCCACCTTGGCGAAGCCGGCGAGATCTACTGTGACTGCGATCTGCCCTTGATTGGTGGTGGCACGCTCAATAATAGGAAACCAGTCCGGTTTCAGTACCTTTCCGCCTGCGGATATAAAGCTTGCCTCGATCTCCTGCCGAATGATCTCTAGAGGGCGATCATCGGCATTCATTATGCGATTTAGCTCTGTTTCCTTGATAAACGGATTATCCAGAGACTTGAAATGGAATGCCTCCCACAGAGGGTACGGATCCACTTCTTCATCCCAGGTGTACTCCATGGCTGACATGAAGATCTTGTAAAAATGGTTCTTGCCCTTCGGAGTACCGATAAATAGAGCATCCCCTTCATAATCCATCAAAGCTGGGTCCAGGATCTCGTTCCAGACATTAGATTTCATGTCTGCATACTCATCCAGCACTACATAGCTGATACCAAGTCCACGAAGGGAGTTTGGGTTATCAGCACCCTTGATGTAGATCTTACGTCCACCAATTACTTGGATCCAGCCATCATTGATGTTTTCATTGATGATGAATCCACCCTTGGACTGATATCCAAGTATCGCCTTCAACTTTGGCCACATGATACGTTTGGCTTGGTCGAAGGTAGGAGCTACATAGTAAACTCCCGCTTCTTCGCTTAGGGTATGGCCCCGATGCTCGTGCTTCAGTGCAGCAATGCCGAGAAGGTACGCCGCTAGGTGAGATTTACCAAAGCGGCGCCCTGCTGCGCATACTTTAAAGCGAGCCTGCGAATTATATATCGCTGCTTGCCCCGCATGTAGTGATACCCTAAATTCAGACATTACCGGCGCTTAT